TCAACATCTTCTAGTTCATCACCCTCATCACCCTCATCAACATCTTCTAGTTCATCAGCCTCATCCGCTTCATTATTTTTTGATATTTCTTCACTATCTTCACTATCTTCACTATCTTCTAAATCCTCTAAATCATCACTATCATCCTCATTTTCTTCATCATCTTCTGTTATAGTTTGAGTATTAATAATACTTATCTCTCCTCCACCTGTAATATCTGATAATTCATTAATAATTTGATTTAAAGGAATAAAAGATCTTACAGCATTCTTAATACAAGTTTTAGTTATTTTTTCAATAATATTAATGTTATTTTGTCTTTCAATAGATGAAACTTTTTTATAAAATAAAACCGGATTTTTCCAAAATGTATTAGATGCTAATATACAAACTTTATATAAAAATTCATACCATTCTGGAATATATACTTTTAATGATTTAATAATAGATTTATGTTCAATAATTTTGATTTTAATACTTTTAGAAATAATTTCAGATAGTAATTTTAACATATATTGAGGTGTTGCGTGATCCTCTTCTATTAACTTATGAATAGTGTTCATTTTGACATCCTGTTTTTGTTTAGTCCATTTTGTTAAAAAAACTAATTCTTTTTGAAATTCTTTCAATGAACTGCAATTATTTGCAATATTAACAAAGAACTTACAAATTGGTATAGTAGAAATATCAATTAAATGTTCTAAATATTCATTTTTGTTTTCAACCAAAACATCAAGTTTATCTGCCATAATCTTATTTAATGAAAAATATAATTGAAGTATATAATTATTCGCACATAAATATATCAAATATATTATTAGTTTTTAGTTTAACTAAAGCAATCCGTAAATATGTAACATCAAACATTGAATTATGTGCATTCGGTAGTTCTTTAAGATTACTATTATTTGCGTAATTATACAATTCTAACAACTTGGGATATTTTTTATTATGACAAACAAAATGTTTAGTTTTTTTCATAGAACAAAGTAATTTCATTAAATTAATTTTATTAATAATGTCAGTAAATCCAAATCTATATAACTCGCTCATTAAAATAAAATAATCAAACTGTAAATTATGTGCTATAATTCTAGAACAAATATTAAGATCTTCAGTAAATATATCACAAAACTGATTCATACCAATACCTTCTTTTTCTAATAAATCTTTTGTAATATTATGAAACTGTGAATTACTAACTGTATCTGTTTCATTAATATAAAAGTTTCTTGTAATAATAACATTTAAAGTGTGATCTAATATTTCATAACTAATTTGAATCATTCTAACATTATTATATTTAGAAGTATTTGTATAATGGTAATAATTATTCGAAGAATCTTTAGGAATTAAACCAGTAGTTTCAGTATCAAAGATAATATACATTATATATTTATAATTAATTAAATCATTTTTAAATACTAGGAATCCAAGTCCATTTCAGTTCTTTACATATTTTCTTAAAAACTTCTTCATTTTGAGCAATTTTTTGTCTACTTTTAAGCAATGGAAATAAAGCAAGGTATTCCGGCATATCTAAAATTAAAAAGAATTTATGTAAAATGTAAGAATATGAAATAAAGTTTAATCTATTTGCAGGTGCATATTTAATAAACAAAGGTTGAGTTTGCATAAACATATTAGATAGATTTTGTTCTAATTCTGGTGAGAATTGAGGTGGTGGAATACCATTAATTCTATTAATAATATATGCGGTATGTTCGTAATATTTATGTGTTCTTAATTTTTTTAATATTGTTCTCATAAACTTAGGTGTAAGTTTAGTTGTATCAGTAATTTTCTCTTTTTTAAGTTCATTTAATATTCTTTCAAATACTTCGTTTGGTATATCAGTGCTTTCTTTACCTTGTATTTGTGATATCCATTCTCTAAAATGATTAATACGTTTATAACTATAATGTATTCCATCCTTCTTATCATATAACATTATAGGTCTATTTTGTTCTGCTAATAGAACATCTTGATAACCGCAACTTAAACATACTATTAAAGCTTCTTGAACTAAATTAGTCATTTCGTTATTACAATTTATACATTTGGAATTAGTAAATTCACCATCAATATGATTAATATATTTATTATCAGTTATTGCTAAATATTCATTGACTAATTTAGATTTATCTTTATACTCTCCTATTACATTGCTATTATCCATTTCAATATTAAGTGCTTCTAAAATAGTATATTTTTTAGGATTAACTTGTTTAACGCCAACATTTTGATTAACTATATCATAGTAATTAAACAGTATTTCTCCAACATTTTCGTAATAATCAAGTTCATTTTCACTATTAAGTTTATCTAACTCTTTTGTGTAATCTTTAATTTGTTCTTTAATTTCAACGTTAGATAACCAAGAAATATCTGTTATTGATATAATATTCAATTTATTAATTTGTTCTGTTATTTCTTCAATTCTTTTATTTTTAACTTCAAATTTTTTTATGCTATTAATATGAATGTCATCTAGGGTTGAGATTTCTTTAGTATTATCTACAACGTGTATTCTTTTCTTGCTACATCTTTCTTTCATCATATTTAATTACTTTTTGCAAGTTAATTTTTTATATGCTTAATAATTAAAAATGGGTGGTGGATTATTACAATTAGTTGCTTATGGCGCACAAGATGTATATTTAACTGGAAATCCTCAGATTACTTTCTTTAAAGTAGTATATCGTCGTCATACTAATTTCTCAATAGAATCTATACAACAATCAATTAACGGAAAGTTTGATTGGGGTAATCGTGTTACTTGTCAAATATCCCGTAATGGTGATTTAGTTCATAAAATGTATGTAGAAGTAGAATTGGAAAAATTAAAAGACGGAGATGCTATAGATAATATTCTTACTCAAGATTTAGATCGTTATGTTAATTTTATAGGTCATCGTTTATTGAAATCAATTGAAGTTGAAATTGGTGGTCAAAAGATTGATAAACAATATTCACATTGGATGTATATTTGGAATGAGTTATCATTACCTGTTGGAAAAATGGATGGTTACCAAGAAATGATCGGTGCAGATACTGATATGACAAGTTTTACAGATAATAAAGTATATATTCCTTTAGAGTTTTGGTTTTGTCGTAATATTGGTTTAGCATTGCCATTAATTGCTCTTCAATATCACGAAGTAAAAATAAATATAGAAATAGAAACTTTCAAGAATTGCACTTATAATGGAACTGCTTATGTTAGAAATAACGATGTTCAAATTGCTAATATTACATCAATTAAAAATGCTTCTATTTGGTGTGATTACATATTCTTAGATACTGATGAACGTAAAAGATTTGCTCAATTATCACACGAATATTTAATAGAACAAGTGCAAATGAATGAAAATACGCTTTCAGAAACAAACGAACAAAGTATTGCTTTAGTTATGAATCACCCAGTTAAAGAACTTATATGGACTATCAATGATACTGTAAAAGCAACTGAACAAAATCAATGGTATAATTATACTGATAATGAATTATTTGTAGGATCTAATACTGAAGAAGATGTATTTGGTGTCAATTCAAATCTAAAACTTCAAAATACCTTATTTGGTATAGATCCAGATGGAAACAATTCAATTACTTCAGCTAATTTACAATTAAATGGAAATGATCGTTTTGCTAAAAGGGATGGAGATTATTTCTCGTTAGTTCAACCATATCAACATCACACAAATATACCAACTAATGCGGGTATAAATGTATATTCATTTGCATTAAAACCTGAAGAACATCAACCATCAGGAACATTAAATATGTCAAGAATTGATACGGCTAAATTAGTGGTAAAACCTAAAAAATCAGGAACAATAAGGGTATGGGGTGTTAATTATAATGTCTTACGTATTTTAAGTGGTATGGGTGGTTTGGCTTATTCTAATTAAAATATAGTATGATATACACTATTTATATTATTTGTAAAAAGTTGTTTAATAACCAAATCGTTAAACATATATTCTAAATTATCTGGAAGATCTTTAAAATATTTAATAAAGTTCATATAGAATTGAATAGGTTCAATACCTTTTGTATAATACAATATGATATGATATATTATAAACATAGATAATCCAAATGCAAGATCTTTTGTATTAAATTCATGCTTTAATGTTAAAATTGGTAAAACTTTAATTAAAATAATTCCAAAAACAATAAAGAATAATATTTTTTTTGTAGATATGTTAAGATAAATCATATAACATAACATCCAACATACAAATGACAAAATTAAATAAAATATAATAACAGGATTGAAAGGTATAATAGCTAAAATATATAAAAAATACCATAACAAAACATAGGTTGAGAAAAAATCTGTAGTTTTAAACATTTATATTTTTTATCTTAACTAAGAATAAAATGGGTGGAGGTCTTCTTCAACTTGTAGCTTATGGTGCCCAAGATGTCTATCTTACCGGCAACCCTCAGATCACTTTCTTCAAAGTAGTTTATCGTCGTCATACTAACTTTTCTATTGAGTCTATACAACAAACCTTTAATGGAAATGCTACTTTA